CCAGGTCCTCGATCGCATCCGACGCCGCGTCGTCCCACTTCTCCGCCAGTGGGCTGCCGCGCGCCCAGGCCGCGCCGGCCGCCGTCCCATACGCCAACGCCTCCTGCGCATTCCGAATCAGCACCGGTGAAGTCGCATCCGTAAAATCCGGATACGCCTTCAAATACCGCAACCGAATCTGCGTATCCTGCGTCGCTCCCAAAAACCACAATCCATCCGCCCGCCACTCCCACACACTCAACACCACGTCCTGCACCCGCGATGGCAACCCGCCATGTCGAGTCAAATCCACCATCTCGTCAAATTCCTGCGTGGATAGATTCGGCCGTTCCCAAAGCTTCACCGGCACCAGCAGATCCGTCGGCAACTGGTTCGGCGGCGCTGTCGCGTCGCTGATCGAAACCTGCAGCGAAGCATCCTGCCCCGCCACCGCCGTCACCACCAGCAGCGCATCGTCCTGGATAAATCCCCCGCCGCCCGCGTTCCCGATTGCCCGCTGCACCTTCCGATACGCCGAATTCAGATACGGCAACAGCACCGTATCTGTGAACAAATTCCCCTGCGCATCATTCAGCAGCGATCTCACCAGCGACGTGATCTGCCCCGCCGTGTTATAAGCACTCGATCCAACAACTGGCATGTTGTTCCCTCAATGTGTTTGTCCACGCGCCCACTGCAAGGTGACTGGTGACTAGTGTTTGGTGACTGGTGAAAATCGGCCTGGGAAACGTTGGCTTGTCCAGTCACTAGTCGCCAATCACCAGTCACCCCTCCGGCAACGGCGACTTCTGCAGATACGCCGCCACTCCAATCACCGCATTGATCAACGCCGCCGCCGCCCCAATCCTCACCGTCGCCCCCATCCCCGCCTGCAAATTAAAATGCCCCGGATCAATCCCCACCGCCGCCAACCCCGTCATCACCCCACCCGCCGCCCCGCTCACTCCCGCGGCCAGCACCCCCTTTAACCAAATCTCAACGCGACGCGCTCTCATCGCTGCTCCAAGAACTTCCCCCGGATGACGTTTCTTCTCTTCCGAAATCCGCGCTCTCTGCGTCTCTTCGGTAAGTTTTCTTCCTCTTTCTGCTCTCAGCCCACCGCCACCATCGGCGCGCCGCCCATTGCCGGCGCCCCGTCATCCATCACCTCAAACGCCCACTCCTCATACGCCCGCTCCTCCCGCGCTTCCCTCTCGTACAACTTCGCTCTCTGCGCCGCCCGATCTCGTCCTCGCGCCCACTCAATCGCCCGTGCCACATGTTCCGCAATCGTCGGCGCCAGCTGCACAAACTCTCCCCGCGGCCCCTGCAGCGTAAAACAATGCTCATACTCCCCCCGCTCCGGGTAAGGCCCAAGCGCCGCCACGCTCTTCCCATCCGCGCGCTCCATCGTCTGCGCGAACCAAGCTCGCGGCGATCCATACGCCTCCGCCGGCACCCACCGCTCCACATGCCAGCGATTCACCTGCGGATACTTCGGCTCCCACCGCAGTTCCACCACTTCGCGAATCAAATCTCCGCGTGCATCGCGGTCCTCAAACTTCCCGCCAATCCATCCCAACCGGTTCCATCCCCACACCACCCGGTAATTTGCCTCGCCATAGCGGTTCATTCCCCCTGCCAAACACAACCGCCGCGCCACGCTTTCCGGCGTCTCGTGAGTTTCACGAATGACTTGAATCATGGGAATAGAGAGGCCAGCGATCGGTGACCAGCGACCAGTGAAGAAGCTGCTCTTCACTGGGCACCGGCCACTGGCCACTGGTCACTTGATTAGTACCCGCTCGGCCGCGCCAGCGTATCGATAAACGCTCCGCTCCTCGGACTGTCCGACCACAATTGAAAAGCCGTATCAAAATAAAAAATATAACTCGCCGCCAGACCGCCGCTCGCCCCGTAAATCGGAAACACCGTGTTCCCATTGACCTCGTAAAAATCAATGTCTTTCAACACGGCCCTTCCCCAGTGCGACAAATCTAGGAAGTCCACGCGCGTCTGGTCCGCGTTCACGCTCGACTTGATCGGAATCCCGCTCATCGTCTTCCGGCCAGAGAACAGCAGATCCAGATCATTCCCGCCGCCGCCCCCGCCTTCCTTGATGATCTGGCTCACCGTGATCCCCAGGTTTTCCCACGCGTGCTCCTGCTCCACCGCCATGTACGCGATCAGCTTGCTCAGGTGATTGATGCCCAGCGACTTCCTCACCTTGTTGATTGCCAGCCGCACGTTCGCGGGCGTCAGCGCAGCGTTCCCCGCGTTCACGCGCGGCGTCTGCAGCTGGATCGGATACGTTGCGCGGTTCAGGTTCAGCCAGGTCCCGGTCGTCGCGTTGTTCTGGTGATACTTGATCCCAAATAGCGAAGTCGGCTGCGCCCCGGTCAACCCGTCATGCACAATCACGTCCGTCGCCACCGTTCCGGAAGGCACGTTGTCCACCGTGATCTGCTGCGTCGTAATCGGATCTGCGGTCAACACGGTCGTCGTCACGCCGGCCGCCACGTTGCGGTTCGTCGTCAGCGTCGTGTCGTAAATCTGGATCGTCTGCCCCGGGTACACCAGTGCCGCGCCGTACGGAATCGTCATCGTAAACGTCGAACCGGCCACGCTGCTGATCGTTCCCAGCACGCCGTTCCCCGCCGTCTGCATCAGCTTGTCCAGGAACGAGCGAAACTGCTTCATGCCCTGCGCCACTTCGCGCTTCGCCGCGTTCTCGATCGCGCGTTCCCGCCCGGTCGTCGCGTATTCCACCAGTTTCGTGATTTCAATCGCAAACCGGAAAAAGATCGGCGAAACCTGCGCCACGTCGTACGCCGTCCCCGAACCGCGACCCAGGTCTCCGCCGTCCGCGTTGTACGATCCGGCCTTGCCCCCGGGATTCACCTGCAGCGGCAGCCGCATGTTCCGGCTGGATATTTTCTCGATGTCTCCCCGCTGCTGGATCATCGTCAATAGAATGTCGTCGCGCTCATAGAGCAGGGGCACTTTGTCGCGCACCTTCTCGAGCTGCAACGCGATGACATTCGCGTTTGCTTGTGCTGGCATATTTTTTCTCTCCTTAAGTTGTACTGTCCGAAATCCGTGTAGCGGCGACCTTCAGGTCGCCCATTCCTGCTTACTCTTCTCTGTGAACTCTGCGCTCCGCCTCTGCGCCCTCTGTGTTAAATCTTTTTTTCTTGAGGCCAAAACAAAAACGGCGCGAAACCCCTCGCGCCGTCCGTCCTCTTACTGATTACCGATAACTGATTACTGATTACTTTCCACCTTCACATCACCAAAATCTGCTCATCACTCATCTTCCGGTAATCCACACGCCCCCGCGGCACACTTCGACCAGCTGCCGTCTGCCCGTTCCTATTAGCTTCCGAATTTCCGCTTACCGTCCGCTGTGAAGAACTCGCCGGCCGCTCCACTCTCCGCTCATCCCCACCGCGCCCCGCACTCTCCGCACCCGCGTCCGTCTTCCGCGCCCCCAACGTCGCTTGGGTCCACGATCCCACCACTCCCCGCACCGCCCCTGGCACCAACTGCTGCGCCCGCGCATCAATCAACCGCACCACCTGCGCCCGCGCCGCTTCATCCAATCGCCGTCCGCTCAAAACCCGCGCCACCTGCTCCCCCAACGAAGCATCGCTCCGCAGCGCCGACTCCACCTCTTCCCGCACCGCCGTCGCGAGCCGCTCTTGTAACGAGGATGCTTGCTTGCCCCGAGAATCGAGGGGCCCCACCCCTCCGGCCGCGTTCGCGTACCGCAGATTCGGCAACGCCGCCTCCATCGCCCGTGCAATCGTCCCGCCCACACTCTTCTCCAACTCCGCATTCGTAGCCCGCTCAAACTCCCGGTACCGGCTCACAACTTCTTGTGGCACAGCCACCGCCGCCCCATCCCGCGTAGTTCGCGGGATGATTCCTGGCTGTGCGCTTTTCCCATCAGAACGCCCACCACCGCCAGGCACATCCGCCGCATCCCGCGCTAACGCAGTTCTCGCTTCACTGGCCTCCGGTCGCTGGCCGCTGGGCATTCTCCCCAGAATCCTCACCCCCGCTTCCACCATCTCCCGAAACGCCCCCGGATCCTGCGCATACAACTTTTCCACCAACGCCGTCCGCCCCGCCCGCAATTCCTCCGCCGGCTTCCCCGCCGCCCCAAAAAGCACCGCATCAATCTCCGCCAGTTCCCGGGCCCGTTCCGCCGAGCTCTTTGCCTCCGTCACTCCTCCCGGATAAATCTCCTTCAACGCACGCGCGTCTTCCGGCGTAGCAAACGCCTCCCGATAAGCCGCCATCTCCCGCTGCGCTCTCTGCGTGCCCTCCCACAATTCCCGCGCCTCTTCCCCCACCCATGGATCCTTCATCTCCCGCGCCAACCACTCCGGCGGCTCCTGCGCCAATCCCCGTGGCACAGCCATTCCTGGCTGTGCGCTTTTCGCATCGTCCCGAGCGGAGGCCGCAGTGGTTGCGGCCGAAGTCGAGGGACACTGGCTATTACTGAAATGCTCGCGACTCGATGAACTGTCATCAACTTCCTGCCCCTCCGGTTCCATCCCCAATATCTGCTCATCCGTCAGCGCAAAAATCTCAAGCGCTGCACTTTCGCCAGCATCCCCAAGCATCAACGATTCATTCCCACGCATCTCTTCACACTCCACACAAAAAAAGAGCGCAGCATCGCCGCGCCCACCTCTAAACTCTTTCACCAAGCACTAGTCACCACTCACTTCCCCGTCCCCATCGCCCGCAAATGCGCCTCCGCATGCGCCCGCACATTTGCAAACCCCGCCGGATTTGTCATCCGAGCGCTCTGCCCGGCTTCCGAATTCGCCCACCGCTTGCACTCCTCAAATTCCACCGCGTGGTTATCGAGCAGCAAATCCACCGCCACCGATGGCAGCACAACGGTGTGCGATCCTCCGCCTCCCTCCGGATCGCCGTACGCTGTTTTCTGATCGCCAGCTGACACCGGCACCTGCACCACAATCGGCGCCGCTCCCAGCAACACCTGTATCTCCCGCAACTGCTTGTTCCTCGAATCCTCTCCCGGCACAACCAACTCCGTCAGCCCCAGCACATTCTTGATGTACCCAATATTCGCCGGATCAGCCATCGCCTCTTGAATCAAGGGATCCTTCAACCCAAACAACTGCTGCAACACGCCGCGCTGCTGCGACTTCAACCGCGGGAAAGTCTCATCTGCCTCCGGATGCACGGCGATGTTCCCCTTCAAATCCGCCACGCGAATCATCCGCGCGTCCAGCATTCCGTCCGGCCCCAGCAGCGGCACGTCCACATCCTCCGGCCGGTTCTTCCGAAACGATTCCACGCCCAGCAGCATCACTTCGCCATAAAACTGCTTCAGTCGCCGCCACACCAATCCCAATCGCCCCAGCGCCTGGTCCCGAGCCAGCGCATACCCACTCGCCGTCTTCACGTCCTCCATGTTTCCGCCAAACACCGCGGGAAACAGTCCCGTCAAAAATTGCGCCACCGGCCCGATCAAATCCTGCTGATGACGAATCATGTCCGGAGGCACCTGCGCCGGCGCGGGCTGAAAAAATCCCGCCGCCAATGGCTGCCCCGGCCGCGCCCGCGCCGGAAAGTGCGCCGCTGGCTCCGCCACCTGATTCGCCAGCGCGTCAAAATCCAAAACCTGCGGGTCCGCATAAATCGGCGGAATCCCGTACTCGTAAGTCTCCGCCTGCATGTTGCTCAGCACGTTGTAGCGTTCCTGCACCTGCACCAGCGAATCGCCCACGCTCGGACGGTTCTGCCCGTCGCCCGGCAGCGCATGCAGCACCCGCCAGTGGTCGTCCATGCTTTCATTCCGCGCTTCGCAATACGCGTCGCCGGCAAACGCCACGTAACACCCATCCGGGAAAAGCGCCAGCAACTCGCGCCGCACATCCTCGTCTTCCACCGAATAAAACGCCCACGGCCGCAGCCACGTCCGGTCAAACGTAATCAGATTCATCAGCGCATCGCCAGGATGAATCGAAGGCAGCCCCTGCTCCACGCTGATTCGCGAAACGCGGGCGTACACATCCTCCGCGCCCTGCGAAGGCGTCGTCTCAATCTTGTTTGCCGCGTGCGGATACGTCGCCTTCAACTTCGCGCGATGCACTTCCGTCTGCCACTGCAAGTACGGAAACTCATGCATCTCATTCGCCCACACCGGCGTATTCAATTCCAATCCGCCCGCAATCGAAATCACTTCCTGCCCATTCGCCACCCGCCGCGTCTCCACCACCCGTGGCACCGTAACCCGCTCCGCCCTCTTCAGATCTTTCTCATCGAACTTCGCCCCACACCCCGGACAAACCCCGGTAGCGCCGGCTTCCAGCCGGCCAGATCCGCCCGTCGCACCGTCGTCTTCCTTTAGGGGCGCCTTTACGCCGTCTTCTTCCTCCCCCCTCAGCGACCTCTGCGTCTCTGCGTTAAGCTCTTCCCCTCCCGCCTCCTGATCGCTGTTATCTGATCGCTGATATCCCTCAACCGGAGTCTCCTTGCCACACTGAGGACACTTCCAAACATCCTCTCCCAGCGGAATCTCCACCCCCGCCACAATCTCCTGCTCCCGAAACCCAAACCGCTGCCCATCAGCCACGTACCGCACATACGCGCCCAGCTTCCCATCCGTCCACAAAAAATATCCAATCGATGTCAGCAGTTGCTCCACATGATTGTTCCGCTCCACCAACTCCGCCACGTCGCTGGCCGCCTTTGCCGCCGCAATATCCACCAGCGATTGCGCCGACTGCGGATAAAACCGCACGCTCGGCACATCCTGCGAAAGCACGGCCACAAACGAAAGCCCAAACCCCTGGTAAAAATTCGTCACAAACTGGTAGCGCGGCATCTCCTCCAGCGCGCGGTCGTCATTGAACTTCTGCTCAAACGGCAAATGCCAGTTCATATCATTCGGGTTCCACCACGCATACTGCAGTCCCTGCCAGAAAAGCCGCGCCTGGCGAACCCGCCGAATCTCATGCCGCCGCGCCGTCACACCCTCCTGCCGGTACTGCCGCACCAACTCCCGCAGCGCATTCACCAGCTCCGGCCGCTCCTCCTCCAGCAACTCAAAATTCGACCCCAGACCCGCGCCGTACTTCGACGCCTCTCGCCCCGAATTCCCGTCCGCTGGCGCCGTCATTCCCGGCTCCCAACCCGTCATCGCGCTCTCTATGCCGTTGCTAATCATTTCTTCTCCGCGACCTCTGTGCTCTTCCTCTGCGCCCTCTGTGTTAAATCTTTCTTCCGGTCATTCCCCGCCCAATGCCTTGATCGCCTCACTCTCATTCTTCCTCTGTATCTGCTGCCACGATCTCCGCCGCATCCGCGGCAACTCCACCGGCTTAACCGCCTCCGCAAACTCCACCGGCGGAAACCCCGCCGTCCCCAGTAACGAATTCATCAGCGCGCGATTCTCCATCCGCAGCCGCAGCACTTCCCCCTCCAGCATCCCCACATACCGCGTCGTAAACGCCCTCTTCAACAGTTCAAACATTCCCCACCCAATGTAGCGGCCGCCTTCCGAGGCGGGCGCCTTCCCTTGGTTCTGTCTCCCAACTATCGGATTACATGTCAGACATGCCGTAAGACAATTGCCAGACATTCTGATACAATCGCTCTTAGGAGCCCACCATGCCTGCCCGTTCCAACCGCCGCAAAATCTCCACCACTGTCGCTCCCGAAACCCACGCCTTCCTCAAATCCCTCATCCGCCGCGGCAAGGCCGCAAATCTCGCGGAAGCTGTCGATAGTGCGGTAGCCTTCGCCCGCAGAACCGAATCCCGCAAACGCCTCGCCGCCGCCACTGCCGCCTACTACGATTCGCTCGAAGGCGAATCTCTGCGTGCTGAACGCCGGCTGGAAAAGGCCATCTCGAAAGCCTCCTCCAAGGTAGATTTCGATGGCGAGTAGACCGCCGACCGTGCGCGCCCCAAGGCGCGGTGAGATTTGGACGGCCTTTCTAGGTGGACCAGGTCAGCAGCGACATTGGGTCGTAATCGTCTCGCTCGATGCCCGCAATCTCAGTGAACGAGCTCAATCCGTCTTGATCGTGCCCTTTTCTTCAAGCCTCGCCGAAAGCCCCACAACGCTAATCCTGCCCCAAGGCGAAACCGGCCTCCCCGGCCCATCCTGCCTTCGCGCTCACTTCATTGCCACTATTTCCAAATCCCAACTCATCGCTCGCGAGCCTCGCCTTCTCTCCGACCGCCGCCTCCGCGAACTCTGCCTGCTCATACGCCGTTCGTTCGACCCCGACGCTCCGTATTGATTTCTGGCACTTTCAATCTCAGCTCGATCAATTGTGCGAGTGCTTCTCCGGTTCCTTTACCTCCTTAACTTCCTTTACCTCCATTTCTTTCCGAATTTCTGCGGCCCCAACTGCTTCTTCGCCTCCGCCTGCAACCTCTGCTGATGAATCGCCCGTGAAGTCGGATCCTCCGCCGTGATCTGCCTCTCAATCTGCACATCCACTGGAATCCCCGGCACAAATCGCGCCGTTCCATTCCCAAATTCGGGCGGAGCCTGCCCCGCCCCGGGTCCGCCTACAGCGGATGCCCCAACACCGGCATATCTCACGCCGGGAACCAGTCCATAACGCGCCGCGTCCGCCGCGTCATCGCCTTCCATCTTCCGCACATCCTCCACGCGCCGATCGTCCCGCACCAGCAGTGGCAAACACTCGATCAGCCGCGGACAATTTTCCGCAATTATCCACGCATCCCGCTCCAGCAACTGGTACATCAACTGCCATCCGCCAATCCGGTCGTCATTCGCCGGCACCGGCCGAGGCAATCCGTTCTGCTCCAGCACATCCCCTAACTGCTCCGCAATCGAAGCCTCGCTCGTCCGCTTCGCAAACGCATCCGGCGACAAATAAATCTCGCGGATCCTCTCCCGCTGCGTCCGCTCCGCTATCGCCTGTCCCAACATCCTCGGCGACAACTCGCTCTGCACAAACTCCCGGTACGTCACAATCCGTGTCCTGTGTTCCGTGTCCCGCGTCCCGAAAGTATTGGGTGCCGCACCCTCCGGTTTTGAGGGTACGGTTTTTTCTTCCTCTTTCCGGATCACGGGCCACGCACCACGGGACACGTCCTTTGCCCCATGCCAATACACCGCGCTAGGATGCTTAAATCCCCAATCAATCGAAATCCACCGCGGAGCCCAATCCTCCAGCCGCAAAGCCTCCGCCCGACCCGTGTGCCGTCCAATCTCAAACAAATCAAAATACTGCCCCTCCAGAACGCTCCAATCCCCTTCCAGGAACGCCCTCCGCAACCGGTCCGGCAGCGCCGCCAGTGTCTTCTTGTAGTTCACGTCATTCGCATAAATCGGATTGTCCTCAATCCGCGCCCGCACAAACTCATACTCGCTCGCATCGTAAAGCTCCGGCCGCTCAAACCCCGCCGGCGCCACCTTGTCCACCCAAAGCGCCTTCACCCACGCATGCCCGATATTCCCCGGATTTGTCGCCCCCGCCATGCACGGACGCGTCCCAGGAATCGGGCACCTGTTTCGTGAACTCAAAAACTGCCACTGCTTTAAGGTGAAATGCGTCAGCTCATCTATCCCAATAAACAAAAACTCCGCGCCCTGGTATTGGTAGACATCATTCTCATTCCGGCAGTACCCGAAGCGTGTCGTCGATCCGTTTTTCCACGTCACCACATGCTTCGCTTCGTTGTAACTCAGATACGCGGAACGTGGCACATCCCGCCGGAACTGCGCGAGCAGCGAACTCTCCAACTCCGGGAACGTTCGTCGCAACAGAAACGTGTCGCACCCGTTGTAATCCTCCGCCTTCTTAATCGCTTCCCAAAGCAAGGCCTTCGTCTTTCCCGGACCCGCAGCACCTCCAAACAACCGGTACTTCTTCTTCGACTCGTGAAACTCCTCCTGCCTCGCAAATGGGTCGTAATATTTCTCCCAGAGGCGGCGGTCCTCTCCTATTCCCTCTTCCTGCTGTTCGATCGTCTCCGTCGCTTCACTCATTCCCATCCCAAATGAT